GTCGGTGTCAACCCAGTATAGGACGCAGTTTTGCCGGGTGAGAAACGGTATATAGAGTAGTACGGTAGTTCAAACTCTAATACGCCGTTGACAGAATTCACAGCCAATGACGTACCTAATGCTCCATAAAACGGTTGAGCATATTCAGGCACTGAAGTGGTTCCAGCTTGTATAGTACGCACAGCGGAATACCGCGGAGTCTTGAGATTCACATTCACTGCCAGAGGCTGAGTATCATATATGTACTCAAAATCTGTAGGGAATCGTGGTGCTCTTTGGACATCTACGCGGTCTCCTCTGTCTTGGAACCCTCGGGGTATAAATTTGTAGCGTATGCTACCTCTCCATCCCGAGAAGGCACAAACAACCCAATGTAATAACACAGTATTTACATAGTTATATGGTGTCAACGCTGCCGTTTGATCAACTGCTGATGGCACGTTTCCACGAAAATACGGCATCATGGAAAATCTTCCTGACACCACTTGTGGGGCTGTTGTGGTTTTCGGTATCACGTTCCACAGTGAAAACCTCTTTAAATAAGGTCGAAACGATGAAACGGCTTCTCCAAAGAAAACTTTGTTGAGGTTCGCGTTCTCTGCTGGAGGCACACCGATGATTGTGGTTTGACTCTGTTGAGGGGCGTCAGGTTCGTCAGTTGTCTCACTCTCAGGGACAATCATACCTGATTGGGGTTCTAACATCTCTCCACTCTGTGGTTTTAACACAAACTGTGAGAAGTGATCCTCTGGGACCGCTACTTCAAAGTCATCCCCCATAGACACAAAGACATTAACCTCTATGTCATTTGTTACAGTACTATTGGGGGTTGTCAATTCATTGACAACCAAAACTGCTAAAACACCATTTCCAAGACCTGGAGCAGCATAACGAGTCGTTGAATACAACTCTGTCACGCTGTTCAATCCTGGCCTGTGATGTTCAGCAAAAGAGGTTGGCTGAGCAAATCCTACTTCAATAGTGAAATCTTGTTCTTCTGCAATGTCCACTATTTTTAGGTAGTTCGTGTTATACTCTGAATATGACAAATATGAGGTATTCGCAATATAGTTAGGGTCGTACACTATTTTGATTCGACCTTTATGAAAACTAGACGCAACTATTTGAAAACGAAATTTCATAGTTCCTTTCCAATATTGAAAGGGTAGCGCTGCGAATGCACAAGCAGGAAAATGAAAAGACACTGGTGGACCTGCATTTTCAGCCCAGATGACTGGGTCTACTCTTGCGTTCCAAAGAAAAGTGTCAGGGGCAGTTCCTATTGCCCAGGTAAAAGACGTTAGGAATGATTCTCTCTTTGCTATCTCCCGAATATTTAGCGGGTCCGCTGGACCTAGACCTGCAATCCGCGGATCAATAGAGAGCTCCTGCTTCTCATCCAACGTCAGCTTTTGGGAGTTATCTGGGACGTTTGAAACTGCCAATGAACTAATAGCTGTGGGCCTAAATGGCTCCGGTGCTTTAGTAATTGGCGGTCTGCAATAACCAAATATTTTAGCCATAGCAGAAACTGCATTGGCTCCAATTTCGGTGGCGGTCGCAAACGGACCTATATACGGAACCCCACTCAGGTACGCCGCATACTTTGCCACAGTAGTAGCAGGTCCACTAACCACTCCCTTAGCATTAGCCTCATCGATTTCCCCAGATTGGGGGATAAGAGTGTCCTGATCTACCGATGTCAGGATACTCATACTAACGTTCTCAGCCCAAGCAAACACGGTAACTGTAACAACATCAGTCGCTCCATTTGCGTGCTTCAAATCATTGAGAGTTCTAAAGAACAGCTGGCCAAAATCACTCCATTGGGATGGGGGAATCCACCCATAGTTGTAGTAATTGCAGAAAGGCAGCTTCATCTCCCCACCCGAAGAATTGGTAGGGTTCAAGAAGATGTGCGGCATCTGAGATGCTTGCACTAAATCCTCTCGGATCAGTGCTGC